GCGGGATACCAAGGGGAACCTCCAGGTGATCGACCCCGGTCCTACCGGGGTCCAGGTGTCGGCCGCAACCGACGTGCTCGACCGGCTAAACATCCTCCCGGAGAATAAGGTCGCCATGCTCCTCGACGGGGGAGACATGGTGATGCGTGTCCTCCCTGTGGTGTCGAGTGCGCGTACCTTGCTGGAGAACCCGCAGCTTGGCGAGACGGAGGAGGAGCGTGCGCTGGCCCGCGAGCGCATTCGGAACACGATCTTGTCCCTGCTACCCTCCGTGCGAACAATAAAAGCGGAAGTCGACGCGAAGCTCGTCAAGGTCGCGTCTAACCGCGCGCAGGTTCGGATCACGCGCGCCAAGAAAAAAACGGATGCTACGCCGCAAAAATCTCCGTCCCGGTAAACGGCTGACGGAGGAATCCGCGCAACTGTTTGACAAGGTGGTGCTGGAGGCGATGCACGGGCATCGCGACCTCATCGACTCCCTCAATGCGGGTGAACGCGCGGCGGTCCTCGAATGGCTGTCGTCTGCCGTAGTGGATGGGAAGGTTGAGAACTCCTTCTGGGACACGCTCTGGGACGTGGACTACATTCGTCGCCCTGTCAGCATTGAGACGTTCCTGACCGACGAATACTACCTCGGCAAGGAGACCGCGAACCTCCACCCGTTGTGGATGGACGATCTGAAAAAGGTTTACGCCCACAACTCGCGGATCAGCGAGTGGATCTTCTGTTTGTCGGGCGAGACCTTGGTCCCGCTTCTCGACGGCACGATGAAGACCTTGGAAACCCTGCACCGGGAGTTCACGCAGGCGCCTGAACCGGTGTGGGTGTATTCGTGTGACCCAACGACCGGGCAAGTCGTTCCTGGCGAATGCACGAAAGTGACGAAGTTCAAGGAAGATCAGCTTTACAAGATAACGTTCGAGGACGGCACGACCGTCCGTGCGAATGCGGACCACGAGTTTCTGTGCCGTGATGGGGTGAAGCGTCGGTTGCGGGATCTGAAAGTTGGCGACCGGCTCATGCCGTTCTTCACGCGGCACCAACGACAGAAAGGCCAACGGCTCCATGCAGGCTACGAACAGGTGTATTTGCCGGGGCCGAAGAAGTATGCGTACACCCACCGTGTGGTAGGTCGGATGCTGGCCGGCGTGGTTGACCCGAACACTTGGGAAGGCGACCGGGCCGTCCTGCATCACATCGACCTCCGGTGCGTGAACAATTCGCCCCGCAACTTGCAGTGGATGGGGTGGGGGGTGCATCGCGCGTTGCACGCTTCGCTGCCGAAATCCCCAGAGTGCTTGAAGCGTCTGTCCGCGATGGGGCATGCGCGGGCTACTGATCCAGGCAGCCCGCTTCGGAGGGGGCACCTCCGTTTCATGCGGAGTCGCGAAGGTCGCAAACTGGCGGCGGCGAATCTACGCAGGTGGGTTCCTGCCCAGGGCGAACTGCGGGAACGCGCGAAGCGCGGGTCACAGGTTAGATGGTCGGACCCGCAGCAACATGCCGCTGCTGCTGTACGGTGTGGCGCACGCAGCGTCGGGAATACTTGGGGGCGTTTGTCCTCGCGCGTGCGCCGTGACGTGTCGGTGGACGCGCTGTACGCGGCCTATGAGAAGGTCGGGAAGTTGCAGAACGTCTACAAGGCGTTGGGCGTCTCCCGGAATGCTGTCGTTCGCATCCTGCACGAAGCTGGGCTGACTGTTTCTGATCTGAAGAGGAACCACCGTAACCACGTCATCCGCAGGATTGATCTGGATGCGGTGGAGCCGGTGTACTGCCTGACCGTACCGGCGTGGGGTAACTTCGCGGTGGTCACCGATGCCGGCAAGCGTCGCGGGGTGTTCTCCGGAAACACGGGCGCGATTGGTACCGGAAAGAGCACCATCGCGTGTGCGGGGATGGCGTACAAACTCTATCTGCTGTCATGCCTGCGAAATGCCCCCCGTTATTATGGGTTGCTCCCTGGGTCATTGATGGTGTTTGGTATCTATTCGCTGACCAAGAAGCAGGTGAATGACACCGGCTACTACAAGCTGAAGCAATTCCTCGACATGTCGCCGTTCTTCAAGCGCGACTTCCCGCGCGATATGTTGTTGGACAGCAAGGTAGTTTTTAAAAAGACCAGCCTGCAAGTCATCCCGGGAAGTCGGTCACTGCACTCGATGGGCTTGGACCTGTTCTCGTTCTTGCTGGACGAGGTGAACTTCATGAAGGCGAAGTTCGACCCTGAGACGCAGCAGATGAGCGGTCAAGCGTACGAACTTTACAATTCCACCCATGCGCGACTCATGTCCCGCTACATGCGCCCAGGTGGCACCCTGCCTGGGATGATGTTTCTCGTCTCTTCGCGCGGGTCAAAGACGGCGTTCCTGGAGGAGCGCATCAAACTCGCGTCGAAGTTGGACAGCGCGCACATCTCGGATTACGCGTTGTGGGAGACCAAGCCCAAGCACCGCTTCATCCTCCCGCACTTCAACGTCGAGGTAGGTGATAAGCTCGCGTCGTCCCGCCTCCTCGGCATCGGCACCACCGCCCGCCCCGGTGCCCAAGTAGTTGACGTTCCCGGCGAGTTCCGCAGGGCGTTCGAGGAAGACATCGACCGGGCGCTTCGCGACATCGCAGGCGTCGCAACCTACAACTTGTCCCCGCTGATCCGTGACCGCGAGTCGGTACAGGATGCGGTCAAGGGTTGGCTGACGTCGCCTTTCACTACGGACAAGGTGACCGCCAACCTCAACGACAACACGCAGTTGTCTTCGTTCTTTAACCGCGAGAAGGTCTGCCGGATTGAGAACTCGCAGTGGGTGCCGCGACTGAACCCAGGTGCGCCGCGCTGCATCCACGTCGACTTGTCCCTGCGGCGAGACTGCGCCGGTATCGCCATGTCCCACCTCGGCGGTATGCGCCGTGTGAAGCGTTTGACGGTGGACGGTACCGACGCAGGTGGCACCGAGTCGGAGGTGTCCGCTCCGTATGTGTTCACGGATTTCATGCTGCGGATCGTTCCCCCGGTTGGCTCGGAAATAGACCTGTCAAAGATTCGCGGCTTCATCGTGTTCTTGTCCACGATCTACAACGTCGTGAGCATCACCTTCGATGGGTTCCAGTCGGCGGACTCCCGCCAGTTGTTGGTCAAGCAAGGGTTGCCTGCAACGCTGCTGTCGGTTGACCGCAATGACCTCCCGTACCTGACGCTGCGCAATGCGTTGTTTGAGCGGCGTCTTGCGTATTACCACTACCAACCCGCGCTCAATGAACTCTTAGACCTCACGCACGACATCGACCGTGGCAAGGTTGACCACCCTGACAAAGCGTCGGATGACGGCCCTGGCCGTAAGGACGTGGCCGACGCGCTCTGCGGCTCCGTTCACGGTGCGCTGACCCACGAAGCCTGCACCCACTACGCTGGGGCCGTCGTCATTGACGAGGGGTATGACTTGCCGGAGCACGCCAAGCACATCAAGGACCACCGGGCGTCCCAGGTCATCACCGATGGCAAAGCGACCGTGGATCTGACGGACCCCGCCCCGTTGAACCCTGTCCGGGTACAATGGAGTGACCTTCGCAAAAACCTCATCCACTGACATCGTGTCAATGGTGCCCCTTGGTCGACCGCCGTTCCCTGCTAAGGTTCCCACATGGCCCCACCTACTACTCCCCGTGAACCCTTCTCTGTCCGGGCAGTTTCATCCCTGACACGCGCGCTCGGCCTGTACGGGCAGCAGGAGCACCCGGTCACCAATTTCAGCGATCTGGACGACGAGGGGGATGGCGAAGCGGCAGGCGCCCCCTCCTGGTTCGACGCGTGGCGCCGGGACACCTACACCCCGGTGGCTGACCGGAAGGAACGCTACCGGATCTTCGGGGACATGGATTATGGGCTGGTGGCCAGCATCCTTGACATGTACGCGGAAGAGGCGACGCAAGCCGATTACACCAAGGACCGATCGGTCTGGGTGGAGTCGTCCGACGCGGCGCTGGTGAAAGAGTCGGAGATATTCTTCCGCAACACGCAGATGGAGGATTCGATCTACCCCATCACGCGGGAGATGTGCAAGCACGGCGACCACTTCCGCTTCATGCACTACGCAACGGGCAAGGGCGTCCTCGGCTGGCGCGCGGCCGACCCCGGTTCGATAAATCGGGTGGATGATTACCTCGGGCGACTCGCAGGTTTTGCGGTGGATGGGATGAAATTCCGCCGGAAGACGAGCGACCTGTCGTACCCGTTCGACATGATTCACTTCCGCTTGTTGCAGGGCAAGGCGGGGGGCTCTTACGGCATCGGCCTCCTCGACCCGCTGTTCACCCCTTGGAGGCAACTTTGTCTAGCCGCAGGGTCGTTGATTTGGACCACAGAAGGCCCGGTGCCAGTGGAGGCCTTGCAGGTCGGTGCGGTGACGTACGCGCATGATCCGGAGACCGCCACCACGCGCACTACGCCAGTTGTGGCGGTGCTGAAGATGGGCGTGCAGAAGCTGTTGCGGCTGCGTACCGCGCATCGGCAGATAACCGTGACGGAAGATCACGGGATGTTGGTGCAGGATGCGAAAGGCGTGTTTTCGTACAAGAAAGCCAAGGACATCGTCGCGTCCGCGTCGCGGTCGGAGTGGCCAGCCTACCTGGACCGGGACAAGTTGGTTCTGCCGCGCCTCCTGGACGGAGCCGACACACATTCGGTGTCGTTGCACCCCGAGGATTTCAGTGTGGCCCCGCTCGGTGCGGTTGAGCCCTCGGACGGCATCATGCAGGCGCTACGCGACATCGGGTTTGAACCCGGCAGTGAGGTGAAGAACGCACACAGTTTCCTTCGCGGGACGCACGGGTTGGGTCTGGTTGAATATCGCAAGTTGCAGGCTGCCGGGATTCCTACCCCGCCTGTGGAGTTGCGAGTGTTCAAGGGGCGCAAGGCGGTTGCCTTCCTGGCACCTCGCGACCTTACTTACACGGCAGGAGAACGGTTTGCGCGGTTCTTAGGGTTCATGCTGGGCGACGGTTGGCTTACCGACAACGGGATCGGTTTCGCACTTGGGATTGATGACGCACAGAACGAGGACTACATCGCATTGGCGGACGAATTGTTCGGCGTTACCCCGTATGTGTCGCAGGAAGCCGTTCCAGGGGTGTCGGGGGCGCAAGTGCGGATCGACTCCCAAGCCGTGCAGCGGGTGTTCCAGGCGTTTGGGTTCATCTCCGGTTTCGCTTCAAAGGTCACGCCTTCGTGGGTGTTCGGGATGTCCTTGGTTGTCCGTCGCGCCTTCCTCTTGGGGATGTGCCACGCTGACGGCGGGCGGCAGTCCAACGGGTGGCGGTTGAGTTTATCGAACAAGGCCCTCATGGATGG